AATGTCAATGTACAAGAATGCAAGCAAAGGCAAAAGCAAGCAAAACACCATCACTTAATTTGCCATCACCTGAAATGCGGCATTGGGTTTACAACGACATCTTGACATCTGATGCGTGTGATTCACTGGTCAGGCTTTACACACAAGACCGATTGACAAAAGAACCACCGCACATAGGCAATGGTCAAATTGATACGTCTATTCGCAATGTAACTCGCGTGATGTTGCCGACATACAAAGACATTGGCGGTCGGCTTGCGGCGGCTGGTTTATGGGCAAACAAGCAAATGTGGAACTTTGACGTTACTCATGCCAATCAAGCTGAGTTCCTTGCATACCCTGCTGGCGGTCGCTATCAAGCCCATGTGGACACTTTTTTGCAACATGGGGATGAATGCCGCAAATTGACGGTATTAGCGTTCCTGAACGATAATTTCAAGGGTGGCAAGTTCTTCTTGCAAGACGGTCAGAATCGTTATTACCCACCTCAAACCAAAGGCACTGTGTTGGTCTTTCCATCATTCATCATGCACGGCGTGGAGGATGTTGAGAAGGGTGAACGATTTTCTGTTGTGTGTTGGATGGTAGGCAAATTTTTTAGGTAAGTCATGAACGATTTGAAAATGATTTCAGAAGTTGAATCCAATTTAATTTCACATGAAAAAGTTTGTGCCGAAAGATACACGGCAATTCAAGCGTCATTTGCTGATAGCGATAAGCGCATGACCAAGATTGAGTATTTGCTTTATGCGGTGATTGCGGCGGTGCTATTTGGGCCAGGCGTTGCCGCCGAATTTGTCAAAAAAATATTGGGGCTGTAAATTGATCCGATCAGCCTTTTATTTGCCGCCAACGCTTGCGTTGCCGCAATCAAAGAGGGCTGTGAACTTTACAAACAAGCCAAGACTTCATTTATGGAAGTCAAAGCAACAGTCGATGAAGCTGTTGGCATATATACAGAAGTTACTGGATTTTGGAATAACTTTAGTAACTTTTTCAAACTCAAAAAGTCAACGCCCAAGCCTGTGGCGAAAGCGAAGAAAAAAGAAAAGTACATCACAGTTGACGAAACTAAGGTCATGGCTGATGTGGTCAAGCACCTTACTGAATTCTTTAAATTACAAGAACAGCTTGCCGCGCATATAAGGAAAGAAGAAGAAAAAAGCCGAAGCGTTTACGATCCTGACCAGAACGTCATGGAAGCCGCACTTAACAGGGTGATGGCACAAGACCAGATGGCGGCATTGGAAGTGACGATTCGGGAAACAATGGTGTATCAGTCACCGCCTGAGATGGGCGCACTGTACAGCAAAGTATTTGAAATGCGCGATGTCATTCGGGAGGAACAAGAACAAGCTAGGCTGGCGCAAGAGGTAAAAGAAAGACAGAAGCGATGGCGACAAAGGCAAGCACAAGAAAAAGTAAGAATCCGAACAGCTTACCTAATCGCAACAGCGGTAGTTTTGGGATACCTGTACCTGTGGTTCGTGATTCTGATTCAGTGGAGGAAAGCCAAATGGGGTTTCTGATAGGACTGATAGCGATGACGGTGGTGTTTTGCTTGCTTTTGCCTTTGCTTGCATTCTTGTACATTGACATTTTGGAAACAAAGAACGAAGCCAAACAGCAAATGCAACAGGTTGAACGACTGCGATTGGAAGTGGAACGAAAAAAGGATGAGCAATGAAATACATTTTGCTTTTGTTATTGATGGCTTGTTCGGATTCCTACCGTTATCCATGCCAAGACCCAAAGAATTGGGGTAAGCCTGAATGTGAACCGCCAGCCTGTGAAGCGGGTGGCACTTGTACCAAAGATGTTGTGACCAAGGAGGTTTATCGTGAGTTCAAGAAGAAGCCCTGAAGATTGGCACGCCCTTGGGCAGTTTTGCACGCAAATGGGTTTTGTAATTTGCCTTGTCTGCGCTTGCTTTGGTGTGTTGTATTGCTTGATGTTTGTCACTCAGCCGATGGCAAACCAAGCACCAAATGATCTTGTGCTGTTTGAAATCCTTAAGACCGTGCTTGTCAGCATGATAAGCATTATTGGCACATTGATGGCAGTTGGACATGGAAGCAATGCGACAGCCATGCCAGCCGCACCAAAACCGCCTATAGCACCGCCAATTACGCCTGTGGCTACGCAGACATCATCATGGATTAAAAACGCGCCAAAACCGCCTGTTAAAGCCGCTGATGATGACGAGCCAGTATTTAAAGGGGCGCGGGAATGATTAACCCTTGGACAATATTAATTTTGGTTGGTGCGGTACTTGGCGGCTTTGGTAGCGGGTACTTCAAAGGTTCAAAAGATGAACACGCCAAACAGCAAGCAGAGATTGCCAAGTTGAATGAAGAAGCGCGAACCAAAGAACAGGCTCTGGTCGGCGCGGTCAACACACAAGCCACAACATTAAGGAAACAGCAAGATGAAGCCAAAGCACTCATTCAGAAACGCAATGCTGATATTGCCGCTGGCACTCTCAAGTTGCGGATTCCTGTCAAAACCACAATGTGCGCCGTACAGCCCACCGCAGATGCCGCCCCTACCAGCAGAACTGACAGCGGATATGCCGAATTACAGCCAGAGACTGCAACGCGAATTCTTGCCATCGGAGATGACGCAGACAACACCGCTAGAAAACTTGAAACCTGTATCAAAACCTATAACCAAGTCAGAGAAATGATGAAAGGGAAACCATGACAAGCGAACAATTGGCGCAAGCCTTGCACATGACACCACAAAAAGCAGAGGAATGGATTGACGCAATCAACCAGACTTTTGAATATTTCGATATTTCAACGCCTGAGCAACAGGCATCTTTTTTGGGGCAATGTGGTCATGAATCAAATGGATTTACTGCGCTTGTGGAAAACCTCAATTACAAAGCTGAATCGCTTTGTAAAGTTTGGCCTAAACGCTTTTCATCGCTTGAAATGGCACAGCCTTATCACCGAAATCCAGAAGCTATTGCCAATCATGTTTATGCTGGTCGCATGGGTAATGGTGATGAAAACTCTGGAGATGGTTTTAGGTATCGGGGGCGCGGATTGATTCAATTGACAGGTCGTAGCAATTACAAAGCCTGTGGTGAAGCCTTGGGCGTGGATTTGGAAGAAAACCCTGAACTGGTTGAAACACCGCAATTTGCCGTGTTGTCGGCTGGCTGGTTTTGGTCAACACATGGTTTAAACAATATTGCTTCTGACATCCTGGCTGTGACCAAGAAAATCAACGGCGGCACACATGGGTTGGATGATCGAGTTGCACGAACCGACCTTGCATTGACCGCCTTGGCTTAATCATCTTGCCAATCAGCAATCCAATTGGCAAGCAACATACAGCCGCCAATTGTGATTGCACCGCCAAGGAATAAGACAAATACCAACACCAGAAAATCCATCATTTTGTTTTCCTTGATAAAGCCTTGGAATAAATAAACACTTGATTTTTTTCGTTGATGTCGCGGTTATCTTGTTTGCGCTTGGCATATTCTTCGCCTTGTTTAAACCGCTTCATTTTTGTGTCGCGTGTCCAAATGCTTTTGCCTGAGTAATCAAATGCTGTAGCCATTGCGTTCCTTGAGCGTATTTGAAATCATTTCTGCCGCCGCACGTTCCAATCCTGTTGCAACACCTATGTGTAGCAATTCTTCATCCGTCAGTTCTACCCATGTGCGCTGTATTTTTGCTTGGCATATCGCATCTAGTTCGTCTTTATATGACGAGTAATTATCGTCATTGAGGTTTTTCCGCAAAAAGCGGTCAATCCTGTTGTAGGCTGTTGTCATGTGTTGCGTTCCTTGAGTTTGGCTTCAATGGCTTGGGCAAAAGACTTGGCATCAACACCATCCCAAGGAATTTCATCATCATCTGTCAGCCCTATCCATGTGCGCTGTGATTGTTTAACTATTCCTGATGCAAAAAGACAATCATTCCAACCTCGGTTGTAATCCTCAACCTTTGCAGATTCAAATTTGTCTGTTGTTTTGATTTGTGGTGGTGTGCAAGTGTGGATGTCGTTTGTTCGTTTGCCGCATCGTGGGCAAAAGTTTTGCTCTGTGCGCTGTGGTGATGCGTAATACAAATTAACGTCACTGCTATTTTTGGGGGGTGGGTTTATTATTGTCCATGTGTGCGAGTGCCAGTGCATTACAACATCAGGCTCTTGGCTTTCCAACTCTTTGATGGCTTGCTTACCCGCTTTGATGGCATCTGCTGTGCCTATAGGTTCACCGCCATGACACCATTCCAATGCCTCTACCATTTGTTTTAATACTTCAATCATGATTTGATTCCAAAATGTTCTTTCAACTGACTGCCATCTGCATAAGAAACAACTTCGCCGCTATGCTCGTCTATGTCAAATGCAGAATCAACAATGGTTGCACATTCCTGAATAATCAACTCGGCAAATTTTGACTCAAATGCCTCAGACCAAGTGGGTTCACCTCTAAAGTTTTCATCAGCATATTTTTCAGCCTGTTCTGAAAGTTGTTTAATCCGCTCATTCATGCTTTGCCTCCAACTGGCTTACAAATTCTTGAATTGTGAAAAAGGCTTCTTCTGCGCCAGACAAACCCAGTACCGTTTTGCCGTTTATCGTGCCTGATGTTTCTATCATTGCAAGTGTTGCAATCAGTTCTATAAACTGTTCTTCAGTTATGTTCATGCTTCACCTCTGGCTCTGATGGCGGCGGCAAGATTGGTGCAAACATTGCGACCAATTTGCTTCGCATATTCCGGGTCATATTCCCAAATGTTAGAAATGGCATCCTCACACGCTTTTGCACAGGCTTCACGTTCCAATTTGGCTATCTGCTTGGCAAAAGCCAATATGGAAAACTCAATGCCAGTTGCATGAGCAGTTGCAAGTATTTGTTCATCTGTCATGCTTCACCTCTTGCTCTGATGTGAATGGCTAACTTTTTGAACCAATCATAAAATTTTGAACCACCATAAGTAGCGTATTCATCTGCTAATTTTGCACAAGCTTCACGTTCTTTGGCGGCTACCAATTTGGCAAAGGCTTCAAGTTGCGCTATAACGCCTTTATGCGGCGAATGGGAATACGCATCTTGAATATTAGCCTCTTTAGCCATTTGAATAATTTCATCTTGTGTCATGCTTGTTCCTCATTAAATCCAATGGCTTGTAATTTGCTGATGCGCTCATTGATTTCATTTACGGTGCTCTGATATTCAGCCATGACTTTTTGTTTCTGCTTTTCTAATGCGGCAATTTGTTGCTCTCGCGGATCATAGTTATCAGGCACTTCAATTTCAATTTCTTGTTTACACACAAAAGTTCGATATTCGTCATCATCAGTTTTAAAACTGAGGACTTCAAATTCGCCTTTGTTATCCCAAATCCACTTGCAATAGTGGATATAAACAGTTGCTTTAACTTTCATTTTTTCATTCCTTGTATGTGAATCACAAAACTGCTGATGGTGTCTTTGCCAAAACCTTGCATCTTTTGAATTTCTGCTGTCATTTCATCAATGACTTTATTTCGCAATTCGTCATAAAACTCTTGCGATGACTTTGGTTGAATTTGTTGTGTTGGTTTGTTGAATCCATTCATAACAAGCCCCATCCAAACATGAAAAAGAAACTGTAAATTTTGCAAACAATGCCAAATACAGTCGCCCAAAATAAACTTGTCAGAATTGTGATTGCATGGTTCATTTGAATTTATCCTTTGTTGGCTTGAACGCTTGTCTAAATTCAAAAAAGTCAACGTGAACAGGGTTCATTAATGCAAACAACCGACCAAGATAGGGAATGATGTTGTTGTTGATTTTCCAGCCTTTGTCGGGGTTTTCTGCCAAAGCTGAATGGTGACGCAAGACTTCAACAATAACCCGCGCAGAATAGTGTTTAAAGCCTTTTCTGAGTACTTTCAATGCCTCGGCTTCAAAGGCAATCCAGATGTGATGATTGTTTGGAAGCCATTCAAGAAATTCGGCACTGAACTTGTCCTTGTTTTCAAATGCAATATCTTCGGTAGATGCCTGAAACAAATCAAAATTTTTCATGTTTACTCCAATACTTTGTAACCGCGACCGTTAAGGCAAGTCTTAACAATTGCTTGGCGGCGTTGATAAGCTGACCATGCGCCTGAACCACTGCCTACAAGCGCACCACTTGCAAACCCTGCACTTGCGGCTGATTTAACAGGCATTCCTGTTTTGCTGGCAATCCACGCATTGAGCAAAGCTGATGCTGTGCCTTGAATGGCGGCTGACTTTGCCATTTCAGTAGGAACATTAACTTCTTCAGAGATGCGTTCGCATTCCATTTGGTCAAGGTAGATGTTGCCAGGCGTGGTGCTGGATTTCGGATCAATGATGATCTTGTTCGCGCAACCAACCATAAGTAAAAGCAAAAGATATTTCATGTCAAACCCTCATTTCGCGTTTTTTAATACGAGTTAAACCAAGATGAAAAACACTTGATACTTTTTTGCTGGCTCTTGCTCGATACCGTTTTGAATTGGCATGAGGATTTGCTTTTGGTTTTTTGGCATCAGGCAGATCACCCAAGGCATAAACAGAACGGGGATACCGCCGCTGATTTTCATGCTCATGGATGTATCTGACCTTGTAAATCCGCTTAGGAAGATGCGGTGATTCTTTGTTCATGCGAGAAAGCACAGCACCAATTTGTCGGCGGTCGATATTTAATTCAGTGCATATGTCGGCTGAAGTCAATTCACCATGCTCAATCAAAAGCCGTTCAACCTTGGCAACCAAAACACCGTAGGCCAGTTTCATATCTTGGACTCCAAAATGCGGCGCAGTTCCTTTTCTTTAACTTCAACTTCATTCAAGAACTTGACCACCTCAGATTCCAAAGTGGCAATATATTCATCATCGCGTTCAACGGTCTGAATAAACAATTGCAATCCCGCTGGACAGCGAGGGTCAAATGACACATAGTCCACCCATTTCCTGCCTGTGACCGCCATTTGCCACATCATTTGATCTTTGTAGCCTTTGGCTATAGGCTGACCCAAAAACATATTCAGGTGGTTCTTGGTCATGGGACATTTGATTTCGACCATTCCTTTATCACCCACAAGGCCATCAGGACTCGCTGAAGACATCGGAATGCGTGGGTGGTCAATAGACCCTACCTCAGTCACCAAAACGCCCATTTGAGCTTCGTAGGCACTTCTGGCGTATTGCTCTTGCTCCACACCCCATTCCATTGCAGATGAACTGAAAGATGGCGTGTTCACACCCGTCAGACGTTCAACCACCAGTTGAAACATATAGTCATCGCGGGAAGCGGCATAGCCTGTTTTTGTCCTGGCTACGATGTCAGAAATGCGTGATCCAGTTGCCTTGCCCAATCTATGAGCCATCCATTCAGGTGTTTGTTGTTTCATGCTGATGCTCCCAATTTGGCTTTCATTTCATCTTTGGCTTTGATAAAGCGGTTTTGTGTACTCTTGTCGTTATCTGCCGCTTTGTAAGCATCGCTGTATGCCTTGGTCAATTCAGCAATGTTGGTGGCATCAAATATTGCGGTCAGGTGGTCGGCAAGCACATTTGCTGGCATACCGCGACCAACCTCAAAGCTATCGTCATCGGCATCAGGCTCACCCTCAAGTGGGATGGCAAACGATTGGAAGCAAGCGTATTTGTACGCACTGGACATGGCTTTGTTGGTGGCTTTGTCGCCTGAATCCATTGCTTCACCGTAGGTTTTGACCGTGTGCTTTGAACCGTCTTCAATTGCAACAAAGTCAAATTCGGCTTCTATGGTCACATAGAACAATGCGCCGCCACTTTTGGATGTGCGTTCTTCGCATACTCGTGACAGCATTCTTGGAAGAATGCACAGGCCATGATCAGCCAGTAATGGTGCAATCGCGTTATAAACGTCATCAATGCCGCGAAACTTAAATCCTGACCCTTGGGTATTGGTACGGTTTTTTGCAATGCCTGTCTTCGCCAATGCGCCTTGCACTGCGTTAATCGCTTGATAAACTTTCATGGATTTCTTTCAGAGTTGTAATGTGTTGTTGTTTGATTTGCATGATCTCATTGCACAAGATCATTATTTGACCCTCAAGTAAGCCGACATGAAATGCAAGCCTGTATCGAGGTTCAGCGTCATGTTCAGCCGCCAATTGTTTTAACTTGCTGATGATTTCATCGGCGTTCATTTGAATCCAACCAGTGATCTGATCAGCACCAGCAAGCCAATGATGTAAATGACCATAGGCATATGGCTGGTCGGTTTGATACCAAGCAGAATGCCTTGCCAAAATTCTTCATCGCGTGACATTTGCTGTTGCTGGCGCGGAACATAGTACTGGCCTATCTTCAAGCCGCTTTTTGTGGTGAATGGCAAGTTAGTCAATCTAGTTCTCCCATCTGTCAATGTCGGCTTGTCTGCGTTCTTCTTCGCAGTGTTTTTTCCAACGATATGCAACTTCGGTTTCAATTTTTGCTCTGTCTTTTTGGGCGATCTCATTGGTTATCTCCAATCCATCTTGAAAAACTTCAATTTCAAATTCTGCATTCAGACCGACATCTTTATCTTCGTCAACAAATTCGTAGATAACTGTGACATCTGCGCCACTGGAAAGCTGATGTGTAAATGAACAAGTCATCCTTTTTTCTCCTGCAATTGTTTTTTCATTTCATCAACCATGCGTTCAAATTGCCAAGTCAAAACGTCAAAATAAGAATTTTCAACAGTTTCATCGGTGATTCTTTGTTCAATAGTGGCACGGCGGCGCAAATCATCATCTACTTGATATTTCAGGGTAATAATCCAAGTCATGTTTCCCTCGCTTTCAGCATTGCGTCTGCAACCGCATAAGCCACCTCTGCAAGTTTTTCTGTACCTTGACTAAATTGTGCATTTTTACCGTTTATCACGGCATCCCATATTTGTGCGCCTGTTAATGCTTGTGCCGCAAAGTAGTCACGCAGACTCATGCCTTTATTGCCTAGCCCGTCTGGAAATGCTGGTGGGTTGTTCATAAATTGTCCTATCGTGTGTTGTGAGGTGTTCAGTATAAGCCAGCTTGACACTTTCATGCAATAACCACATAGTAAGCTAGGTTATCAGTTGATAAGCTGGCTGTACTATAATTTTGCGATGGACAAACACACCGCAATCAAAAAAGCAGGGGGCGTGACCGCTCTGTCTAAGCTGTTGGGTATCAGTCGTTCCGCGATTTATATGTGGGATGGTTATGTGCCTGATGCCAGGGTGTGGCAGTTGAGGGCTTTGAAGCCTGAATGGTTTGTGGTATGATTTTGTGAAACGCTTGGCGGCGTTACTCGCAATAGGGTTACACATGCTGTCTGCTGGTATTGCGCCAGTCCGCCAACATCCGCAAGGATGAGACAGCAGGTGTAGCCCTTTTTTTTGGGCCAAAACATGAGCAAATGGAAAGAATACAAGCTATTTCCAAATCCAGATAAATTGCCAAACAAACCTTGTGTTTATGCAATATATTTTGGCAATGATTTAGTTTATGTAGGTCAATCGAACAGTTTAAGCAATAGATTTTCTGGTCATGCGTTTCGATTTGGCTATGCAAAAAATATCCACACACCTTGGCAAGATTTGCCAATGTCAACAGCCATAAGGATAAAAGCTAAATTCTCTGAAAAGTTAGGTGATTGGGCAATGTGGGAAATTCGTTTAATAAGACGACTAAAACCAATTCATAACACTCATCATCGTAATAAACGTAAAGAGGTTTGTTATGAGAATTAAAAACTGGAACAAGTTTCAGCACTTTAAAGACAGAAAACCGCCTTGGGTTAAGTTGTACAGAGATGTTCTTGATGATCTTGAATGGTATGAATTAGACCCGCTTGCTAGCAAGGTGCTAGTAATGTGCTGGCTGATTGCTAGCGAAGATGATGGAAATTTACCGTCAACAAAAAATCTTGCATTTCGCTTAAGAATGACTGAAAAGCAAACTATTGATTGCTTAAACAAGTTGTCTCATTGGTTGGAACACAATGATATCAATGCGATATCAGGGCGATATCAAAATGATAGTACAGAGACAGAGACAGAGACAGAGACAAAGAAGAAACAGAAAGCAACTGTCGTTGCTACGCCTGACGGCGTTTCACAATCTGTCTGGGATGACTTCAAAGCCCTGCGGAAAGTCAAACGAGCCACCATAACCATGCGAGTCATTGATGGCCTAAGAGCCGAAGCCGAAAAAGCTGGCTGGACGCTGGAACAGGCTTTGACCGAATGCGTGGTGCGTGGCTGGCAGTCATTCAAGGCTGATTGGATTGTTGACAAACTGAAGTCGGTCAACAGGTTTGATGTTGCAACCACCACCGTGCCATCGAAATCAGGGCGCGATCCAGCTTTGGTCAAACTTGATCAGGACAGGCTGAAAGTCGTGCCGCCAAGTCCAGAGGTTTTGGCAAAGCTTCAATCACTGAGGGGGAAAACATGACAAGAGCACACGCCATCCGAATGTTGCTGAGTTTTGAGCCGCATTCACACAAAGAACTTAAAGAGATTACAGGTTGGGAGGGCATACGCTTGACCAAAGTCCTGCAATACATGGAATTTCAAGGCCACATCGAAAGGGCTGATCGCAAATGGAATTTGACATCGAAAGGCTTCGAGAATCTGAAGCGCGTGATTGGAACAGACGATTTAAACAAAAGGTACGAGAGCTTGGTCGAAGCGCGGCAATCCTTTGGTGGAATGGAGTCATTGCCGATATTGAACGAAAACGCGGTCGTGTGAAAACCAATGAATTGTTGATGCGAATGAAAAGGAATCAGGATGAGAGCAAAAAAGGTTGATGTCAACCAAATAGAAATTACTGCCACACTTAGGAAAATTGGCGCAACCGTGCAAAGCCTTGCAACTGTAGGCAATGGTTGTCCTGATTTGTTGGTTGGCTTTAACGGCATAAATTATTTAATGGAAATCAAAGACGGTGACAAAGCACCAAGCGCGCAAAAACTCACGCCTGATCAAGTTAAATGGCATAGTGAATGGCGCGGTAAAGTTCATATTGTCAGATCAATATTTGACGCATTTGAAGTATTGGGGTTTGAATGATTCATAAACTGTACGAAGTCAAACAAGCTCACGCACTTTTCATCACGCTGTGGGAAAAAGTCAAAGCATCGCTTGAAGCTGGCAACAGATTGGAATTGGAAATCAAGCCTGAAAACAAATCCCGTGAACAAGAAAAACTTTATCACGCATTGATTGGCAAGATTGCAAAACAGGCTGAACACGCTGGCAGTCGATGGGATTCTGAAAGCTGGAAACGATTCTTGCTCGATCAGTTTGCCAAAGAAACAAACCGACCCGCAGGAAAGATTGCGCCAAGCCTTGACGGTGAGCGGATTGTCCAGATCGGTTTACTTAGTCGCGAATTCAACAAAGAAGACGCAATGGAATTTACAGAATGGCTTATGTCATGGGCAACAGAGCGAGGGTTTGAAATATGAGAAAACATTGCAAGCGAAAAATCTGGAACAAGGTCAACGTCATTGAATTTGCAATCACGGGTGCGGCAATCACTGCTCAGGATATGCTTGACAAGCTCAGGATGGGCGAATTAAGCGCAATTGAGAGCATGGTTAAGGGTAATGCCACCACCGCCGATTGGAGAGCCTTGGTGGATATGCTGAACATTGCTGAAACAATGAGTACAAACGGCATTGGCATTGAAGTGCTGGAAGTCTGCCAAGTTGTTCAAAGGGAGATGGAAGCGGCGGCCCACAGGTACGAAAAAACCCGCAAGATGGGACTAACAGGCACAGGAATCCGGTACATCAAAGAGCTTTATGCCCTGCATGACCTACAGCGCACCAGCATCAGTCGGTCGGAATATGAGCGGATGATTGAAAAAACCATCAATTACATTCGGTCGAACAATCACAAAGTCGTTCACATCACATGAATTATCCCAAGTTCAAGTACTGGCGCAACAAACAGCACCTGAAAAACGTGGCATCCCTGCCATGTCAGCATTGTGGGATTGAGGGGTACACCCAAGCGGCGCACAGCAACATGGCGATACATGGTAAGGCTCGCGGGTTGAAAGCATCGGACGAATTCACCGTGGCACTTTGCTTTGATTGCCATTACAACCTCGATGCTGGAAAAAATTTGACCAAAGAACAAAGGCAACAAATGTGGTGGAACGCTTTTCGCAATACATGGTTAGAATTGCTGGACAGAAACTTGGTTGTTCCTGATTTGCCGATTCCAAAGCAAAAGGAATGACCGCCAAGAAGTGTATGGATTGGCAGGAATGAAGTCGGTCAAGTGACCTCTAAAGTTTGGTGTCTTGCAAGCCAGCCAAATTTAAGTCATTCATCCCGATGCTCTGCATGGGTCGCGTCCATAACAGTCCATACTCTTGTTGGTGAGAACTGAATTTGTAACGGGTCATGTGCCAAAGAACCTTTCAGTAGGGCGCACATTGAAAGAGCATGTAGTCGCCGACCAACAGTTAACACGCATGGGGATTGTGCAAGCTGCGAGACGTGGTGGCGACCAAACAAGCACATCGCTTGGAGTGCAGTCCCCAGCCGTGTTGGTGAAAGCGGATGCCTTGTACCAGTGCCGGTGAAGATCAAGGTTACAGCGAGTAGTCAACAACCAACACGCATGAAGATTGCGGTGGGCCAGACCGAAAGGATACTGCGCCGTAGACGGGGAGAGAAGAAGCCCTAGACCGTCTGAACAGTCTTCAATCGTGTTGGTGAAAACGGATGCTGTGGAAGCGGTGAGATACGCAACTCACACACAGATACAGCGAGTAGCCAACAGCTAACACGCATGGGGATTGTGCAGATCAAATCGGACTGTTAACCGAATTTGTGAGCAGACTTAACAGGTCAGTCCCCAGCCGTGTTGGTGCGTGTAGCATTGAATCGGAGTAGATCACGTTTGCCCACTGCAAGGCGTGACGAAGCTGGCGGCTAGAACTGTGGTGAAACCGTCCGCACCGACAACTAACACGCATGGGGATTGACTCTGGGGGTTCTCGGGGTGGCGCAACAGTCCTCAGCCGTGTTGGTGGAACCACGAAAGTGGAGCGAACGAAAGTGACCGAGGCGATCAGGAAAGGTAAAGAATATCTGCTATCAGAGCCTTGATGCAGACGCACAGACACCAACAACTTTTAAAGGGAACATCATGGTCAAATTCACTGCCACAGTAGAACGAAAAGAAGTACAGGGAAGCGATCCCCTTATGCAATTCGTTATGTGTATGCTTCACGCTCGCACCAACGCTCATTTGCAACACTGGATGACCGCCAGCAGGAGCGACCACCAAGCTCTAAATTTTTTCTACGATGGGGTGGTTGATATTTTGGACACATTTGTGGAGTCGTTTCAAGGGCAATACGGCAAGCTTCATGATGTCATTGACGGTTATGTCTTCCCCACTGGCAAACCGCTGGACTACTTTGTCGCCTTGGCGCAGGAAATCGACTTACTCAGGAAAGAAGCTGGCTTTCCACAGGAATCATGGCTTCAGAATATCGTTGATGAACTCCGCGCACTGGTGTCACAGACCATATACCAACTGCGCGAACTGAAGTAAACCATGCCGCTCAGAAAGACTCAGCAAGGCTGGATGTGGGGGAGCAAAGGCCCGTTCCCCACAAAAGCCAAAGCTTTGTCTGTCGCCCGTGCCGCTTACGCCAGCGGATATAAAGGCGAAGACGCAAAAAATATTTCTCAAATTTTTATAACTGAGTCTGGAAAAAAAGTGTTTTCAAGCGGCAGGGCGTAGGTCAAAAAACCGACTTCAATTTTTTTTTTTAAAAATGCGTAGTTGGCTTTTGATTTTCCTACCCTACGATTATACTTTTGCTAAGTTTGTTTTTGTAGCGGGAAAGTATTCAAATACGAAAACCGCCACAAACCACACAAAAACCGCCTTAAATCGATTTTTCGGGTTCAGGCTATGCACCCATCAAAAACCCCAAAAACCCGCTATAAACCCGCTTATACGGTTTTCCGCGCATATTGCCGCGCCCCGCTTATTCAAACCCCGCAAAATCAGGGAAAAAACGGGCAAACCTGAAAACCCCGCACAAACCGCAAACCGCCGCCGCGCACGAAAACCCGCGCCCGAACCCGCCCACGGCGAAAACCGCCGCACAATCGAAAACCGCTCAAAATCTAACGAACCCGCGCACGGGCAAACCCGCGCACAATCCGCACAAACCGCCCACGGGCAAACCGCGCCGCCTAAACCGCGCACAATTCCCCGCCGCACGGTTAACCCGCACCAATACCCGCCGCGCAAACCCGCACGGCGAACCGCCCCGCACGGTTTACCCGCACGTCACCCCCTGCGCATATGCACGGGCATAACCCCGCGCCCTATAGGTACGGGAAAACCGCCCACGGCGAACCGTTGACGGGCAAAAAAAACCCCGCGCACGGCGGGGCTTGATTAATCGCTAAATCGGTCTATAGCTATTTTTTTTGTTCGCCCGAATTGTTTACCTGAATACACCCCGTTGATATAGCGGGTGACAAAGTAACCATTTTCCCCGTTATATACTGCTTTTTGATAAGTAAATTCAATCATATCAACCCCTTATTTTTTCAGTTAGCCATTCGGCTTTGTCCCTCATTTCGCCGCACGGTTTGCACGTCAACCCCGCCCATGCGAAATGAAATACCCGCGCCGATTCGCCACAATGGGCGCAAAAAATCACCCGCCCATTCAGTCCCGCACGGGTTCGGGAATTAATCGGGGTTTTTTGCATCATGCGCCCCCGTTTTTATCATTTCGCCGTCAATAAATTCGGCAAGAATCAGCCCCGATTTACCTAGAATTTCGTCTAATGCATTAATTAATTCGACAATGGCCCACGGCGGCGGCGGATTGTCTGCCGATAATGAAGCTTGTCCCGTGCGAATCAGACCCCAGGCGCGGTGAATATGGTCATAAGCTTCGATTATTTCGCCCGTCATTTCGTGCGGTTTGCGTTTTTTCATAGAATCCCCTTAGGTTAAAAAATGAGCGGGAATGCCCATTCCATAGGGGCAAACCCCTATAGAATGCGACATTCGAGAATCAGGCGCGGGAAATAGGAATAACCCGCCGCGCGGTCTTATCCGCCGATTTTGCCCGTGTACCATGCGCCCTGAACCCTACTATCACCGCGCGGTTTTTCTTTTGACACAGTCCGCATGATTCGCACGTCACGCCGTCACGGGTTTGTGCGGGACAAACCACAATATCCCGCCCCGCTGGGGTTCGGGTACGTTCGGGGGTATCTATAGGGACAATGCAAACCACGGGCAAACCGTGGGCGGATAATTCGTCCGCCATTCCCGAATCATCCGCGCTTAAATTAACGGTGAACCCCCATTCCGTG